CCGCGCCGCCGCCAGCCGAATAACCGCCTTGGTTTGAATGTGCGTTCAAACCACAGTCAACGATGCTACCTCCAGCGCCGCCAACGCTGTTAAAAGTGTTGCCGTTAGAACCCGACCCTCCAGCGCCGCCCGCCGCAGAGCGAGCGCTACTATCTGGACCTTTAAAGCCCACGCCTCCAGCGCCGCCGGTTGAAGTCAACGTACTGGGTAGATTCGGGCCAGCGGCTGTAGTTGTGCCGCCGCTGCCGCCGTTGGCAGATGTGTTGGTTCCCGCCGATGCACCACTTGCACCAATGGAGCACACGTACTGATCACCTGCCGTGATAGAAATGATTGACTGAGCAAGACCACCAGCACCGCCACCAGCACCAAGCCCAACATAAGAGGTATTAGTGTGCGTACCCACGCCGCCAGCACCGCCACCGCCGATGGCTGTCACTGAGGCAGTACAAGTAAAAGGAACTGTGAAAGTTTGGGACGTAGTAATTAGAAATGTTCGATAGACGCTTACGCCGCCACCACCACCTCCACCTAATTTAACTGGCATACTTAGACCTCCATCCAACCGAGCGTTGAGTTTGCATACACGAGCTGAGAGCCAGCACTTGCAGCAATTTCACCGTTGTCGGCAGCACTATTAATTTTATCTGAGCCGTTGCGAGCGATTGTGACTGTCGCACTGGAATTGTTTCTGACGGATACACTGTGTCCTGCTACTCCAGCGGGGAGCGTAATTGTTACTGCGCTGGACCCCGTCACCATAATTTGAGAACCATTTGCTGCGGTTACTGCTGTAGCAGTAATTACCCAAGCGTTGTAGGTTAGAACTGGAGCAGCCACTGTTCCAAAACTTAATGCATTGTTGCCATCTGTTTTTAGAAACTGACCCGCAGTTCCGTCAGTAACAGCTAACTTTGCTATATCTACACTGTTTGCTGCCATCTTTGCGACAGTCACTTGACCGTCAGCTATGTGGGCAGTGTCGATTGAGCCATCAATATATTGATCAGAGTCAACAGAGTTCGTTGCCATTTTTGCAACAGTGACTGACGCATCCGACACCGCAACAGTGCTAGTCAAACCTTCAAACGCGACAACGTAATCAATGACATCATTACTGGTTAACGCACTGTCAAAAATTAACTGTGAGCCGGCGACCGTGTATCCAGAGATAGGCGCTTGCGTGATGCCGTTCAAAGATACCTGTAATGAAGTTGCTCCAGCGGGTGGGTACGCAGTGCTATTTTTTGTTAGGTTATAAGTTGCAGTCGCTGACGCCGTAATCGCATCAAGCAAGACGTTATTGTTCCTTACCCTGGCACCAGAAGATTTACCTAAAAAAGGCATTCTACTCTCCTAGTGTCGGTCTAGTCAGGGTTGCAAAATTATCCGTAGCTGGGTAATCCCGCAGGGCTTGCCTGTAAGTTATGTAAGCTGCTCTTTGCGGATGATCGGGGATTTGCACAATCCAATCACTATCTCGTAACTCATCGTTTCTCCACCTTATTTCTGAACTCATAGTATTCCCCGATCTCTTGCTAAGGAGTCTAAAAAATTGTTCATGTCAGTTACGTTATACACGGAGTTATTGCCTGTCCCAGAATAGCCTGTTACTTTCCAGTGTCCTCTCCAATAATAACCGTAGTTAGGTCCGGGACTTGCAATGTCTTGGCTTTGTTCTGGCCCTCTACCGTAACTATTGGGTAGTAATATACTCATACTACCTCTGCCGTTGTTGGCGTTGAGAATTTTACCCGAAGGCGCGCCACCTTGGTTAGACCCGTAATTGGGAGAGATGCCAGTTATTTGCATATAAATACCGTTATCGGTAGGGCCAAACATGGGGTAAAAGCCGTTACTGACTCCCATCGTGTTGGCGCTGGCGGGAATTAAAGGAGATGTTGTCAACGCACCGTCCGACGCTCCCCAGTGAAATTTATAACCTCTCGCCAAAGAAGCCCCGCTTTCGCTTGACATAATGGAAAAAAGATTACCGTCGCCGTCTTTTTGCAGACAATTACCTCCAGCCCAATCCAGCCCCGAAGTCATATCTCGCCACGGAAACTGTGTGAGAGAACCGGCTTTGTCAACGTAGCATAGTTTTAATTTTCTGGGAGAAGATGCGGCATCCCCAGCGAGCATCCAAAGTCTATTAGCACCACCGTCTGTGTCCATGTACAGACCCCTTATCCAATTACCATGAGTGTTACCGCTAAAGTCTGCTGCTACCAAGCCACCGTTCCAAACTCCAGACGTAATTGATGCTCCCGTTGCAGTTAAATAATTTACACTGGATGACAATGTTATTTTGAGAGTAGATCCCGCCGCATCATCATTCGCAAAACCGGGCATATAGGTGTCTGCACCGGTAGAGACTAGTTCGTGGTAATGCCCAGTTCCAAATGATACTGGAGAGGGCCATCTTGGTTCTCGGTGTCCTAATACAATAGCCATCTAAAGCTCCTTCCATCCTATTGTTGAATTAACGTATACGAGTTGTGTTGAAGCGTCTGGTTGCAAGACACCGTTATCAGCAACCCCACCTATGGGCTGCGAGTTTCTATTAATAGTCACAGACGCTGTACCAGAGTTGTTGAGACTTATTGATCTGCCTACCGTAGTACCGCTTGGTAGCGTAATAGTGAAAACAGAGCTTGAAACGCAAACTAATTGATCTCCAGCAACTGCTGTGTAGCCAGACGTTTTTACTAGCCAAGCGTTATAAGCACTTGCTGGGATGGTCACGCTTCCGAAGGACAAACCATTACTGCCGTCAGTCTTTAAGAATTGACCTGCTGATCCATCACTGACATTTAGCCGTGCAATGTCTACTGCGTTGTCTGCAATGGCGTCAGCGGCTACTGCGTCAGTCAAAATAGCAGAAGCAGTGACCGCATTGTCGCTTATGGCTCTCGCTCTAAGTTTAGTTACAGCCATTATGTGATCTCCATGATTCCGAGAGACACATCGACGGCGGTTGCAGTTCCAGATTTGACGCGGAGTACATCTGTTGTTTCTAAGATGTACTTTTGTCCTGCCAGCACTTCGAGAGTCGTTCGACCAGGTATTGAGACAGTGTCAAGAACTTGAAAGTCAGCACTACTTGCCGAGGTATCTTGAATCTGTACGGTTACGTCAACCGCGCTTCCAGTCTTGTTGCATATAGCCAAGCCAAGAATCACAGTCGTGGTTCCCGATGGCGCAGTGTAAAGATCAACATAAGCAGAATTGTTTACGTTGGCTGCAAAAGCATTTTTAAAAGTATTTGCCATTTTATTATCCTAAAGCGATAGCTAGAGCTGTAGCGTCATCAACGGTTGCTGCTGCTGCAGGTGCAGATGAAATCCAATTTGTCCCGTTACTTGTTAGTACATTTCCATTAGTACCTGCTGCTGTTAACCCTGTACCACCATTTGCAATAGGAAGTGTCCCTGCAATTTGGCTAGCTAGATTTACACCAGATAGTGTTCCACCTAGCACCAAATTGCCGGCAGCTGTAACAGTGCCTGTTAAAGTAATTCCGTTAACAGTTCCTGTACCACCTACGCTAGTAGCAGTTCCACTAGGGTGAGCATCGACGTAAGTTTTTATTGCGCCTTGAGTGGCCAATAACGTTGCTGATGTTCCAAGAGCTCCGTTATCTATCCCAGTTACAGTTGCACCAGTTGCTAGTTCTAAACTTGTACTGGCTTCTAGCACTGTAAACGTGCCGTTATTAGCAGTTACTGTGTTGTCTTTTAGCAACACACTGTCAATAGTTACGCCTGAGGCGGCTGTGGTTTCATTAATGACGTTAGTTGTAATCACGTCACCCGCAGTAATAACTACGTTAGTTCCTCCGGAACTGTTACCCAGGCCAAGCACTTCAGAAAGTGTGTCAGCGCTGCCTACTTGAGAATCAACATACGTTTTAATAGCACCTTGAGTAGCCAACTTTGTTGCGCTGCCTGTTGCAAGCGTGCCGTTGTCTATATCTGTTACAGCTGTTGCACTAGTGCCTGATATTGAGGTGAATTGAACGGCACCATCAAGGTCAATAGTAGTCGCTGCTATTTGTATTTCAGCATCAGCAACAATATCTAACTGGCCATCTGTACTTGAATTAATATAGATGGCTGTATCACGGAAATTTACTTTATCGTCCGTGGTAAGAAGCACATCGTTACCACTAGTGCTGTTGCCATTAGCAAGCGTTGACGCCCAATTACCCGCAGCAGAGTTAGCTGCGCTTGTAGCGCTAGCCGCAGCATTTGTTTCGCTATTAGCTGCTGCTGTGGCAGAAGCCGCAGAAGCAGTTTTATCGGCATTAGTTAAGTTTTTGTTAGTTACTGTTGTTGCAACATTTGTAACAGTAGACGCCACGTCCGCATTAGTTAGGACTACATCTGCATGCGTACTAACTACATCTGCTGCTGTGGCAACTCGATCTAACCCTGTTTGGACTTTATCTGCTTCAGCAAGAACTACATCAGCGTGGGTCAGCACTACGTCAGCATTGGTTAATACTACATCTGCATTGGTAGCATTTTTTGATACTAGGGCAGCTGCTGCGCTAGCCGCAGCTTCACTAGCTTTAGTAGTAGCAGTAGCTGCGTTTGCAGTAGTAGATGCTTCTGGGTCTTCCCAAGCTGACCCATTATAAAATCGTGTGTTATTAACCGTGCTATTAAAATAAATAGCACCAATAATTAAGGCATTACTATCGTTGTCGACAGTAGGGTCTGTTGCTTTCGTCCCTAAGTATCTGTCGTCAAATGTATCGTACAGCGTAATAATTGCAGCTTTATCGGCTGCAGTACTCACTACGTCTGCATGTGTTAGTACAACATCAGCATTGGTTAATACCAGGTCAGCTGCGGTATCAATAGTATCTTGGTTAGTAGCAACTAAATCTGCCGCAACCGCTGCTCTGTCTACACCTGTTTGAACTTTGTCAGCTTCTGCCAACACGACATCAGCGTTTGTTAATACGACATCTGCAGCAGTAAGGTTTTTATTAGTGGTTCCTGTTGCAGCATCTGAAGCTGCACTAGTTGCACTTGAAGCGGCAGCTGTGGCGCTTGAGGCTGCTGCCGTAGCACTATTACCTGCCGCAGTAGCACTGTTTGCCGATGCTGTTGCGCTGGTAGCGGAAGCAGACGTACTAGCCGCCACAGTAGCTGCGCTAGCTGCGGCTGCAGTAGCACTACCTGAAGCTGCTCCTGCACTAGCTGCCGCTGCATTTGCGCTATTTTCTGCGTCTCCAGGTACTTCAACAGTAACGGAGCCAACCAAGTTTCTTAAATTGGCGTTATTAGCAGGCATCTGAATAGTGTGGGTAGATACTGCTTTTGTTACTGGATCAATGATCCATACTACATAGCGAGAGTCTTGGGTGCCTGTAGTGTTAGCCAAGAGAGGAAACACAGCTTCACCACTAGCGTTAGTAACGCCAGTGACAGGAGTAGTAGATACAGTACCTGTGGGAAAGTAGTCCGTTTTATCTAAAGCAATGCGGACAGTAGCCCCTGCAACAGGATTTTCAGAAGCATCTAAGTGTTTAATCGTGAGATTATATGTAGTCATTTATCCCGGCCTTACGACTTAATACAAAGAAGTCTAAGTGGTCGAAATAAGTTTTTCTGTAATATTAATGGGCCTTTCACTAACTCATTTGACCGCACTCATTACCATGTAATAGCGGCTAAAGATTCTTGCGTACTAGCTTCCTCTATCTGCTGACGCAGAGAGGAAGCTTTTAAATGACAAGCTACAACGTGCTCTGATAAAGCTTTGCCTACTTGCAAATACTCTGTCCCAGTAAAGACCTGGGTAGTGTTATCAGCCAATGTCCAAGTAATAGATATTGTTGAATCCAATTGAGCCTGTTGGGTGGTGCTCATTATTCTTTGCTGACTTTTCTCCCCACATTGAAAAGTCTGTGCATTAAAAGTAAAAGTAGAGAATTCAGCATAATGCCTACTTTGTTTTATTCTGCCCCACGCATTAGCTTTTGCTCCAGCAAGGCTTATTTCCCAGGTTTCAGACGTAGTATTAAAAACATGAGCAGGGGAGGGCTCTTCTGGCTTAGGTAAAGGTACACCATCTTTTATATACCAATTAGGGGTGACGTCTTCTTCACCCTCATAAACCATGAATAACCCTTCTGGCTCAACCAGAGCGTCTGCTGGCCCAGACTGGACAGCTGTAATGTTTCCATCTTCGTTATGGCATAAATATGTAACTACTGTCATCTTCTAGCTCCAAGAACACTTAGATTTGAATTCCCTGATCTCCACCAACCAGTAGCGTTTACGCCATCTCCAGTTGCTCGTAGGGTCAAAAAGAAATATCTAGTGCCAGTCCACCCACCAGTTGTTACTGAAAAATTCATAGAAGGAGGGGCGCCTTTTTTACCGTGTGTTGAGCTAGCCATCAGTAAAGTACTACCGCTAATCGCTGTACTATTTGACGTGTTATACCTCAACTCAAAATATGCAGCCGCCCAATCTCCCCCATACCCACCAACATTTGACACATTGCAATTAGCCAGACAAATCACTTTGCCTGGCGCGTTTGTGCCAAAGTTAACCGCTAGTGTGGTACTGATTGCTATGGACACACCGTTACTAAGAGTTGAACTAACGCCATAACTACTAGAGAACGGTACAGTTACGGCATTAAGACCAATGTCTAAAGTTAGAATTGAAGCATCAGCTATATAAGTAGCCGCGTTAAGCACGATCCTAGTCGCCCCAGCAACCGTACCAATAACAAACGGCACTTCAGCAGCGCCATAGCCCGGTTTAATAATGGCAAATTTATCGGCATTGATAATAAATTCGCTAGAAGTACCGTTATTCAATAAACCAAAACCAGCTACATGGCCATTAGAATCTATACGGACTGCGTATTCTCCTACCAGGCCATTAGTAACGCTTTGTGTTGTTTGAATAGCAGTGGTGTGCCCACCTACTGTTCCTTGGATAGTAGTGATCTGACCTGCAAAAGAAGAATCTGCACTAGCTCTAGCTGTGGTTTCTGTTTGAATAGCAGCCGTATTGAAAGCTCGTTCTGCGGCGTCTCCAACCGCAAATGCAGCAGATACATTAGTAATATCTTGTGCTAAAGCACTTTCTGCAGTCACTCTAACAACACGTTCCGCTATTATAGCCGCAGCTAGATTATTGCCAAATGTAACACCTAACGCTTGTCTAGCTGTTGCTTCAGCACTATCAGCAGTAGCCCGAGCACTTTGCTCAGTAATTACTGCAGCAGTGTTTCCAGCTGCTGTTGCTACTACGGCAGTCATTTGAGCAGCTAATGCGTTATTTGCAGACGTACGCTGAACTACTTCATTAGCAACCAAAGTATCAGTTGCGGCCAAGTCAGATATTTGCTGAGTAAGCAGCCCACTAAATACGGAGTCTTGCGCAAGACGCGCTACACCTTCTGTTATCAAATCTGCAGCAACAACATCTATCTCATTAATCCTAGTTCTTAGCAGAGCAGTTAATTGAGATTCCTGTATCTGCCCAACTAATGTATCAACTATGTATTGGTGAGAGGGCAGCATAGTTGCTGAAGCAGGGCCTATCAAAGTCCCGTAAGTCCCATTAACTGAGACTATTTTTATCCAGTAGTAATGAGTTGTGTTAGCTACCAGGGGAACCTGGTGAAAGTAATAACTGCCCGCTACTACTATTCCTGCGCTTTCTACAGATGAGCTCCAAACGCTAGTTGTGCTGCGGTACAGAATTGTGTGCGCAACAGCCTGCGGTAACACCGATGGGTAAGTCCACGCTACATCAATACCGTCTTTTCTAGCAGTAGCTGTCAACACGCTGGTGTCCATACCTACTGGATCTCCCGGTGCCGGAAAATTACCTAGACCAGTGCCACAGATTTCAGACATTAGTTACCGCCGTTAACAAGAATTCCCACAATTAGAACCAAACCATTCACATTTTTCTGAGGTTTATATGACTAAACAAGTAGTAACAGAACGCCTATTGCGAGAAGCTTTCGGATATACAACAAGCCAAATCAAGCGGCGTAGGCAAATGCACTGGTTAGAAGGCGTCCATTATTGGCGAGACGAAGCCGGCGCTACAATGTACTCAATGGAGGATATTAAAAAATGGACCACCCTACAGGCGTCGACCTTTGCCGAGGCAAAGTCAGGATTAGATGGCAAGAAGGCAAGAGGAGGCCGGAGCAAGTCCTCCACCACATCCCCTATACCTTGGCTGGTTTAAAAACTGCCGCTAAGCTTCGTCGAGCAAAAATTCAACAATACCTGGCTGGTTTTTCAGATAGAGGGCCAGTGCCAACATTTGGTATGTTGGCTAAAATACGGCTTGAAACTACAGTTTTTGCTCCAGAAAGTCTGAGAAGTAACAAGCTTTTGTTACGCAATTATTGGTTACCTTTCTTTGATATGCCCGTAGATGACATACAGTACTCTGACCTTCTGCAACCATTTAGAACTCTTCTACTTAATCCAGAAGGAGAAGAAAGCGAGTTTAATAAACGACCACTAAAACCAAAAACTGTAGTTAATATACTGTCTGTTGGATCAGCCATTTTTAAATTAGCTATTAAATCTAAATGGCGTACTGACAATCCAGCATTAGAGTTGCAAAAAGAAATAAAGATGCCAGATAAGTTTATTGACCCGTTCACTACAGAAGAGCGGGACAAATTACTTAACTTCTTAAAAACAAACCACCGCTCGCCAAACCAATACTTGTTCTACCTTATTAGGTTTTATTGCGGCTTAAGACCCAGTGAGGCAATTGCGCTAACTTGGTCCGACTACGACCAAAAAAATCATGAATTTATAATAAACAAAGGCACAGTTAGAAGTGTTGACAGAAAACGTACTAAAACAGGAGTTGATCGCACAGTCCCTGTACATCCTCGTGTTAAAGCTTTGTTACAAAAAACTCCACGGCAGCTGCATGACCAGCATATTATTACTACAAAAGAAGGCAAAGGATTTCGCAGTGCAAACAAACTGACAAAAAACCTTGTACGGGCAATGCGCGAACAAGGTATACGTTACCGGAGTCCCTATAACGCTAGGCACACTTGCGCAACAATGATGCTTGAAGACGGAATGGAGCCAGCTTACTGCGCAGAACGTCTAGGCCATTCACTTGAAATGTTTTTTAAAACTTATGCAAAGTGGACTAACGCTGACAAGAGTGCTGCGCAGGCAGCAATATGGGCTAGGATGAAATAAGTGGGGGCATGGTGGGGGCATTAAAAAGAGCGGTCTAGTAAGTATATGATTTTAAAGAGCTTTATCGAAAAGGGCGGAGATAGTAACACTCACCTACCCATACCTTTGAAGCAACATAGGTCTTCAGACTTCTTAACACTAAGAGGCTATCAAGTAAGGGTACACTAACCAGTCTGCTTATATATGCCATATTTAGACCCCCTTTGGGGGCAAAGTGGGGGCATTTACGATTTTCATAGTACGTTATAGAGTGTCTGACGACTGACACCATACTCTTTAGCCAATGCACTTTTACCTTCACCTGTTTTAGTCCTTCTCTTTATGTCACGAACTTGGGTCTTACTTAACTTAGGCTTTGCACCAAAGCGCTTTCCTTTAGCTTTGGCTGCTTCAATGCCTTCACGCTGTCGTTCGTGTATCAGCTCACGCTCAAACTCAGCAAATGCTCCCATCATTTGAAGCATTAGTTTTTGGAGAGGTGACTCATCACCGTTAAAAGTTAGATTCTCTTTATAGAACTTTAAGGTGACACCTTTATTAGTTATTTCTTCAACCAGGGTCTGCAGGTCTTTTAGATTTCTAGCTAGTCGATCAATGCTATGCACATGTAATCTGTCACCATCTCGTATATAGCCTATTAATTCTTTTAGCTGGGGTCTTTCTACATCTTTGCCAGAACACTTGTCGGTGAACACTTTATCTAGCTGGACATCAGATAGTTGCCGATCAGTATTTTGATCAACACTACTGACCCGAATGTAGCCAATGTCTGTCATAACGTAAATTCTCTATATAGTGTCTAAAATAGTCTAAGGCTACTGTGGACACATGTCCATTAATGCTACTAATGGCTTTTATGTACACCTCTAAGGCGCATTCCTGCGACTCTATATAAGTGCCAAGTAAGTACACTCATATGTACATCTTTTATACCCCAGTAATTCAATCTAATTATTGGGGTATCTATATAAATAACCCTACACTTAGTAAGGGAATTAATATTGCTGCCTCCGTCAGCTGTGGTGAACAAAGCACATCAAGATTTACTAGTGAACGATTTGGTTGGCGCAAATAAGAGGTAAGCCATTAAATTGATACCTGTACCGTACCTAGAGTCTGACTCGGTAACAAACCGGCTATAAACAAAGCCAGATCGTTCAACTAGTAAGCCTCAATACAAACCTCAGAAAAGACTAATAATTCTAACTAGTCTTCTTATCCCCCGAAGTAAATCAGGACATATTATGCAGACCTTTTCCAATGGAACTGGCGTTCCTCTGTCCGTGGCTGTTTTTCTAGCAACGGATTACTACGACTATGTACCCAACGTTGTATCAGCTACGGCATTGATGCGGCCCATTAGACAGCAAGTGCTGCCAGCTAGAGTGCCATTAGACGCACCAGAACGCGTTATTGAAATAATGGGAACTGTTAAGTCTCGAATGGGCACTGCTATTCACGACAGTGTTGAAAAGACCTGGACACAAGGCCACTACAAGAAGGCTATGTTAGGGCTAGGTTACCCACAAAAGATTATAGACAGGGTGGTAGTTAATCCTGGCTACACAAATGATCCTGCCACAGGTAACCCAGTAAAAGTAGAAGGTTCTCCTGAACTTGCAGCTGATGCTATTCCTGTTTATATGGAAATAAGGTCTTTTAAGGAGATTGGCGGCAAGACAATATCAGGCAAGTTTGACTTTGTAGCTGAGGGTAGGCTGGAAGACTTCAAGTCCACTTCTACATTTACTTGGGTCAACGATACAAAGTCTGAAGATTACAAACTTCAAGGCAGCATTTACCGCTGGCTTAACCAAGACATTATTACGCAAGACCATATGGCTATTCAGTTTTTATTCACAGACTGGATGAAATACCGCACTACAGATAATAACTATCCAAGCCATCCCGTTAAGCAAATGACTTACCCGTTGATGAGTATTGATGACACGGAGTATTACGTTCGATCAAAGCTTGAAATGTTTGATAGATACAAAGATTCAAACGAACAAGACATTCCTCAGTGCACTGATAAAGAACTGTGGCGCAAAGAGCCACAGTTCAAATATTACAAAAACCCTAATAAAACTTCACGCAGCACAAAAAACTTTACGTCATCTGCTGAAGCATACGCTCGCCTGTCAGCAGACGGTGGAGTAGGGGTTGTTAAAGAAGTACCAGGCGAAGTAGTCGCTTGTAGATTCTGCCCGGCATTTTCAGTATGCACGCAGAAAGACACTTACCTTATGGACGGGACACTTACTTTATGAAGAAATTTGAAGAGATGGAATTCCATCGACCTAGTGAAAATCTAGTAACAAAATTAATGGCACATGTGAACAATGAAGACCCTATGTTTTTTAGGCTGCAGGCTGCGTTCTATTTATGCACGGCTGCGTCTCAAATGCGTTGCACCCTTAGGTTAGTTGATGGGTCAAAAATACCTGTAAATATGTACGCACTTAATTTGGCCCCATCAGGAGCTGGTAAAGGCAAAGCAACTAAATTTATTAAAGACAGAGTTTTAGATCAATTTGAAAGTAATTTCACTAACAACACTTGGCAAGTGTGTGCTGATCGAAATATGCCGATCCTAGCTAATAAGATTGCTCAACGTAATGGCACAGATCCCGACAGGGAATTAGAGTCAATGAAAACTGAGTTTAAAAACATGGGCGCTCCATTACTCGTTTTTGACTCTGGCACAGTACCAGCAATCAAACAGGCTAGAGATAAAATACTGATGGCAAACTCAGGTTCGCTTAGTCTCGTCATGGACGAGACAGGCGCTAATCTTGCTGCCAACATGGAATTACTAGAAACCTTATTAGAGCTCTTTGATAGTGGTCAAGTAGGCCAAAAACTAATTAAAAGCACTAAAGACGCTTCTAGATATGAAGTGTTTAAAGGGTCAACGCCCACCAACATGCTCTTATTTGGTGTGGCATTAAAACTGTTAGACGGTGGCAAAGTCGAAGAAGATTGGATTAGCCTACTTGTTCAAGGCATGGCTAGAAGATGCTTCTTTGGTTACAGCATATTGCATCTACGTGAAGGAAGCCAAGACCCAGAAGATGTTGCTTTGATTGAAAAGATTTGGCAGGACATGGTTGATTCATCTAACGACACATCAATAGAAGATATGTCTGACTGGCTCGGTGATCTAGCTGATCCTGCAAACCTGCATAGAGAGATTTCTATGCCTAAAGATGTAGCAATGATCTTTATTAAATACCGTCTTCAGTGTGAAGGCTTAGCCGACAAGCTAGGCGAGCATCACGAGCTTAGGAAAAGTGAGATATCACATAGGTATTTTAAAGCAATGAAGCTGGCTGGTGCATACGCTTTTTACGATGGCTCACCTGAGATGATGGAAGACCATGCTTACGCTGCTATTAAATTAGCAGAAGAGTCAGGTAAAGCGTTTAAAGAGATGCTCTCTAGAGACAGACATTACGTGAAGCTGGCTAAGTATTTAGCAGAATCAGAACGCCCAGTTACTCAAGCAGATTTAATAGAAGACTTACCTTTTTACAAAGGGTCAAACGCGCATAGACAAGAGATGCTTCAACTAGCAACTGCTTACGGCTATCAGAATAATATTCTGGTTAAAAAAGCATACGAAGACGGTGTTGAGTTTATAAGAGGCGAAACTTTAAAAAGTTTAGATTTGACTAAAGTAATTGTTAGTCACAGTAATGATCTAGCAGAAGGCTACAGGCCAGAGACTGGTCCATTTGAAGACTTGCACAGACTTACTGGAGCAGAAGACCTTCACTGGTGTAACCATCATTTAACTGGTGGTCATCGACAAGAAGACAAAGCCATTCCAGGCTTTAATCTTATTGTGCTAGACGTAGATGGAGGGGTGAACTTAAGCACGGCTAAGCTAATGCTTAAAGATTACTGCGCACTATTCCACGTAACTAAGCGCCACACTGATCTAGAAAACCGATTTCGCATAATAATGCCAATAAATTATGAGCTGGCGTTAGACGCGAAAGACTATAAAGAGTTTATGAAAAACCTTTATCAATGGTTACCTTTTGAGGTAGATACCGCTACCGGGCAGCGTGCCAGAAAATGGCTAACAAACCCTGGCAAGCACTTTTATCAAAAGGGCGACATACTCGATGTCCTTCCATTTATTCCTAAGACTAGTAAGAACGAAACTTTTAAAGCAACCGTTCTAGACCAGAAAGGAATGGATAACCTTGAGCGTTGGTTCATCAACAACACAGGCGATGGTAACCGTAACAACATGTTACTTAAATTTGCCATGGTACTTGTTGACGGTGGATTCGATTTTGATGGAGTCCTAAGCAAGGTTACTGCCCTTAATGAAATGCTACCAGACAAGTTACCTGAAGAAGAAATCATGACCACAATCATGGTCTCTGCAGGTAAAGCAATAAGCGCTCGGTAAGCAATTTTTATATGTCCTCCGGACATTTTTGTGACAAACACCAGGAGAAAAATATGTCAGGCAATAATCATATTGTACTGATCATGGGCCAGCCTAACTCAGGTAAGTCCACATCATTAATGAACATGAAAAACCAAGACCAAATGGTCTACCTAAACACTGATCTTAAGGCTTTGCCTTTTGCCGATAAATTTATGAAGAATATAGAAGTAGCTGACGCTGCGGACATCATTGGCTTTATTGATCAGATTGAGGCTGGAGATTGTGATGGCGCCGTGCTGGACACCATTACTTTTCTAATGTCGATGTATGAGCGGCAACATGTAACTGGCGCAGTTGATGGCCTAAGAGCGTGGGGTGAGTACGGTAATTTCTACCGTAATTTTATACACGCAATTAAATCAGGCTCAAAAGATTACGCCATTTTGGCTCATGAAGAAGTCGTTCATAACGAACAAACTATGCAGTTGGAATCTAGAGTGCCCATTAAAGGTGCTGTAGGCAAAATCGGTGTAGAAGCTGACTTCACAACTATTTTGTCAACTAAGCAGATGCCACTAAATAAGTTGGCAGGAATAGAAAACAACTTACTAAATATCACTGATGAGGAAAAAGAAGACGGCTTTAAATACGTTTTCTGTACTCGCGTAACTAAAGACAGCGTTGGCCAGAAAATGCGTGCAGCTGTTGGTCTTTGGAATAGAAACGAACTCTATATCGATAACGACTTAGAGCAAGTCTTTACTAGGTTGCGTGAGTATTACTCACCATTACAGGAAGCAGTATGAATCCAGAGGAAGAAACACCTCATCAAAAAATGGTGTCTGAGTTAGCAAAACCAGGCGAAGAAGTTATTAAGACCTTGGATTTGGCTAATAAGATTTTATTACTCAATGCCTTACAGAAAGGAGTACATGCAGGTAACTATGTAGACACTGTTAAAAAACAAGTGATTTACAACAAGCCTCAAAGCTTTCCTGCTGTTATAGAAAGGTTGTTTTTCCCACGAGCAGAAAAAGAGTTTACTCCAGCACAAGGAGACCTAGCTCATATGTCTATGGGCATCTTAGGCGAAGCAGCAGAAGTAATGGCTGTTATCCAAGACCACATAGAAAAAGAAGAACCTTTAGATGTCGATAACCTTATAGAAGAGCTCGGTGACATTGAGTTTTATCTGGAAGGACTTCGCCAGGCTATAGGTGTTAGCCGTCAAGAGATACTAGATACCAACATCGTTAAATTACGAAAGCGATATGAATCTGGTTACTCAGACCAAGCAGCACAAAACCGCGCTGATAAAGCGTAAACAACTTTAATAATTAGGAGGGGCATATATGTCTCTAGCATCACTTCAAATGGATGATTCCGTTAATAATGAAACGGATTTTGTTCCAAAACGCGGGCTCTTAGAATCCGAAATTTACACTTGTACAGTAAAAATGGCTTACATGAGCGAATCTTCAGGCGGAGCTAAAACTTTAAACCTGTCTTTAGAAACTGCTGATGGTCGTGTAGTTGATAACAAAGTTTATCTAACTTCTGGCAGAGCTAAAGGCCAAAAGAACTATTCTGTTAGCAACAAAACAGGAGAAAGAAATTATCTTCAGGGCTTTAATTTAGGCAATAGCTTAGCGGCATTATCACTAGGACAACCAATTGGTAATGTAGAACTAGAAGATAAAGTGCTTAAGATTTGGGACAACGATCTTAAAGAAGAAGTACCTACTACTGTTCCTGTATTTGCTGCTCTTTTGGG